GGTTCGAATCGCCGCTCCGCGGCTAACAGGTGAACCTAAACGAATCACTCGGTCGTGGCATTCTTCTGGTGCGAGGACGCTCGCCGCGTTGTGAATCGCAACGCGAAACAGAATCAAATAGGAGGCAGTATGGACGCACTCTATAAGTTGTTCGCTCTATCATTCATCGCGGAGCGCGAAGCGTATCGCAATGTTCAATCGTGGGAGAACATCGCGCAACTCAACGGGCAGCCAGAGCCAGACTACCTGACCGATAAGGTTTACGCCTCATTGGTCAATGTGTGGAGCGACGCGGAAACGGCTCGCCGAGAGTCCGAGAAGGCTCTTATGCAGGCGTACCGCAAGGAGAAGGCGGCAGGCACCTTCACGGTGATGAGCGCCAAGTAGTCATCGCCGAATCCAGACATCACCCCATCAACCGCGGACGCGCGGTTGGTGGGGTGGTCGGTCGGTACTCTCTCTCACGTTGTTCGAGCTCGACAGCCCATAAGATAACTAACTAAGTAACTAACCAATAACTGGTTCGACTCGGCGCTCCGCGCCTAACGAGCCCACATAAACGAATCACTTGTCCATGACATTATTCAGGTGCGGCAGTTGCCGTGTAGTTTATAGGAGGGTAAAGCAATGGCTCATAAGTTAGCGTTCACGCGTATGGGGGTCTGGGAGGACGTCAGCGTACTCCGTCCTGTTATCAGAGCGTACTTTGAGTGTCGGAAAGTTCACGTTTCCGATATGGTGGATTTCCTATTCGATCCGTTCCGCGAGGATCGTCTGGCAACGCTCGCGGAGTTCGCGATTGATTCTGGCGTAGATAGTTGGATTTATGACATCGGCAAATTCGGCTCTTACCATTGCGAGAAGTGTCAGGACGATGACATTGAGTACGGCTCATACCACGATGAGTGCGTAGAAGAGTTGTAGCACTCGCTTCACCCCACCATCGCTCACCGCTTCGGCGGTGGGCGGTGGTGGTTCCATCCCAAGTCTCTCACTTCGTTCGAGCTCGAAACTCCATAAGATAACTAACTAACTAACCGTTCGAGCCGACGCTCCGCGTCTATCAGGAGAACCTAAACAATAATGGCGTCTATGTCATTGTCTCTCTGCGGCACCTGCCGTATAGTTTATAGGAGGCACAAGATGTCAGACACGGAAACAATGAGCGTTCAGGAGATGGCACGCGAGTTGACGGTGATCCGCATTGAGCGTGCGCGCTGCTGTGAACCATACGATTGTATGCACCACGAGCAGTGCGGCGAAGAGTGGTACGGCTATTGCAACGGCTGCGAGCGTCAGGCATTGATCAGCAACGAGTTCTACGCAGCGTGCGAGGCAGCGTGCCTTGACGGATCGGCTCTTCTTCGCGTAGAGGAGCGCGCAATCGAGGAGGAGCGCAGCGCATTCTACTCGCGAATGAACGAGGAGGGCAATGACGACGCTGCCTTCTGGACGGATCAAGAGTAGTCGCATCACCCCGTTCACCGCTTCGGCGGTGGGCGGGGTGGTCTACCGAGGCTCTCTCACTTCGTTCGATACCGAACCCCCGTAATATAACTAACTAATAACTGGTTCGACTCGCCGCTCCGCGGCTAACGAGGCAACCTAAACAACAACCTCGTCCGTGGCATTCTCTTGGTGCGGCAGTTGCCGTGCGTTTCATAAGGAGGTAAACAATGTTGGAGTACATCAAGATTGTAGCAAAGGGCGAGGGCGCAGCGGACGTTGTTGCGTTCTTCTTGGGCGACGAAATCGTTTGCGAGTATTGCGCAGAAGCGGGGCTTCCGAAGTATTTGGGAATCGTCGTCAACACTGATTTCGTTCGCGCGATGAAGGCGTGGAACGTCGTTCAGGAAATGGACGTAAGAGAAGTTTACGCTGACGTCCCAGAGTGCCCAGGGTGCGGCACCAAGGTCATCACCGAGGAGCAGTACAATACTGAACTCGCGACCTTCAAGTAGACCGCCACAGCAAATCACCATCGTCAACCGCTTCGGCGGTTGGCGGTGGTGGTTCAATCTCGGCTCTCTCACTTCGTTCGAGACCGACAACCCATAAGATAACTAACTAACTAACCGTTCTACTCGGCGCTCCGCGCCTAACGAGACCACCTAAATGAATCACCCCCTCGTGGCATTATTCAGGTGCGGGGCTTCCCGTGTTATGAATAGGAGGGTAAAGCAATGGGTCATAGTTTACGGTTCACTCCAGTGGGCAGCGGTGGCGATCCCCGCTCGCTCGTAGACATCGTTGAGTCGTTCGTCACCTATCGCAATCGTTCAGGGTTCGCCAAGTTGGACGTCATGGACGTGGTGAGCATGACGCTGCGACCAGAGGAGCACCTTGAGCGTCTTGCGGATTACGCAATCGCTCTTGGCAATGATAGTTTCCTGTATGACATCGGCAAATTCGGCATGTACGATTGCGAGGATTGCGGCGCCGATGACATTGAACTAGGTTCATACGACGACGATTGCGACGAAGAGTAGTCGCAACCGCTTCACTCCACCATCGTCCAGACCATCGGGTCTGGGCGGTGGTGGTTCAATCCCGAGTCTCTCACTTCGTTCGAGACCGCCAGTCTGTGACCTAACTAACCTAATAACTAACTGACTAATAACTGGTTCGACTCGGCGCTCCGCGCCTATCAGAGGAACCTAAACGAATCACGCGACGGTGGCATTATTCAGGTGCGGCAAATGCCGTGTAGTAATAAGGAGGCTAGTAATGGGAGTCATGAAGAATCAAGCAATAGAGGAGCGCAACGATAGCGTCGTGGACTATCACACATGGCGATTCGTAGAGGCGTCTGGTGGTGCTGATGAGCACGCGCTAGAGTTGTGGGCGTCATCATACGCTCGCCGCGCTGATACCGCCGACCATGCGGTTGATGTGATGGAGAAGCCACACCACTACGCCGAGGAGATTGCAGAGTTCGCCAGCGTTTATGCTGACGCGAGTGATGACGACCTCTCGCTATTCGGCTATTGGGAGTGCGAGGAGTGCGGCGAAGAGTCCAAGAGGCTCACGCACACACTAGACATGGAGAAGACCTGCTACGGTCAGGCGTAGCGCATCACCCCACTCACCGCTTCGGCGGTGGGTGGGGTGGTCTATCCCGACTCTCTCACTTCGTTCGAGCTCGCCAACCCGACTAATAACTAACTGCATAACTAACTAAGATAACTGGCCTAGGGTTCTGCCGCTCGCTCCGCTCGCATCAGACGAACTATAATGAACCCAGCGATTCAGGCACTATGTCGGTGCGGGGCTTCCCGTGTTGCGATAAGGAGGCAATAAAATGGTAGCGTGCCAAGATTGTGGCGTTGATTTCTTCAACGAGTTTGAGCCACTATCAACTATCTGCGCTGCGTGCGTAGAAGGACGCGATTCCTATTACGAGAAATGGGCGGTGGAATACGCCGATTCTATTGCGGAAGAAGATGACGCTTGGGAGCGCACCAAGCGCAGGATTAGCCCCGAGCGTGGGTTTATCGGAACGGATACCGACCCGCTTCCAGGAGGCGACTAAACCAGAAGCCCCTCGTTGCCACGCGGCAGCGGGGGGCTTTCTGTTTGATCCCTCCTCGCCCGGCGAGGAGGGCTTGCCCAAATAATAAGCCCCCCAAGAGCCTCGGCGGTTCTTGGGGGGGCTTGCTTCTGTTCTGGTGTGTTTATGCTTCTGCCTTTGCCTCGGCTTTCGCGTCATCTACATAGGTGCGTGCGATTTCGTGCCAGTTGATTGCCTCAACCGCGGCACGCAATAGGTCTGCCTCAAGACCTGCCGCCCTCGTTGTCCAAGTTTCGTCAATGTCGTTGCGCAAGGTGTCCGCGAGAGTGTCGGCGGCTTCGTCGCTGTCGCCCTCGTTGTCCGTAAGAATCTCGGCGGCAATCTCCGAAACGTAATCACTGCCCCCCGCGTAGCCCTCGCCAATCCACAACGCCGCCAACCAAGTTTCGTAGTTGCTCCAGCCGTTGTATTGTCCGCTCATTGTCTAGCCTCCTTATTAGCCTCGCCCAAGTGGGCTGCTGCCATTATAGAGTGAGATTCTGCGCGCTGTCAAGCGTTCTAGTCTAGGTAGCCGCGGCTACCTAGAGCCGAACTAATACTGAGCGGCGAGGAGTTTACGCCGAGTAATACTCCATCTTTGCGGTGTAGTCGTCGTTCACGCTCACCGAGTTGTACGAAACCGTGAAGCCCGCCTTCTCCATTGCGGCGAGGAATAGCGGCGCATCAACATCTTCCTCAAGGTAGACGCTGCCGTTGCGCTCATACGAGCAGTTGCTAATCTTATCCGCGATGCCGAGTTCGCGGAGCATTGCCTTCGTAGACACGAGGTAGCCGTGACCTGGGGTGCTGATGAACTTCGTGACATAGGTCGCTGCGATACCGAACATTGTTGCCTCCTTCGTTCGCCACGGCAAGTGCCGCAAGACAATAGTACGCCAACTTCTGGCTGCTTGTCAAGCGTTCTATCTCAAGGAGCCTCGGCTCCTTGAGCCATAACAATAAACCCCGCCGAAGCGGGGCTTATTGTTTCACTCCGAGGGGCTAGTTCCCCGTTGTGAGCATCTAGTTATCGCGCAAGCGCGACGGCTTCTTGTAGGCGATTAGTTGCGCCTTCCGCGCTGCCGAACTCCTCAACGCCGAACACCTCAACGATGCTATTCACAAAGTCGGTCGCCATCTTCTCAAAGACAAAGACCGTATCTCCTTCCGCGTCTTGCCCTTCATACCAACGGGCAAAGGTCGTGCTTGCGCCATTTGTGTGAATCTGAATCCAAGTGTTCTCGTTCATTATTTCCCTACCTCCCGATAGTCGCTCTCGTTTGCTAGGTCAGCCTCGTGAACCTCGCCGCACTCCTCACAAGTGCAGGTTTCGCACCCGCAGTTGATTTTGTTGTGGCACCTCTCGCAAAGTGGCTTGCCGTTCTGGACGAGTGTTTCGCTCATACCATCGCCGCACTGCTCGCAGGGGGCGTAGTCCAAGTCTTCCATCGTTGCCATTTGTAGCCTCCTATTCCTAGCCAGCCCAAGTGGGCTGCTGCCATTATAGAGTCATCTTCTGCCTGCCGTCAAGTGGTTCTAGTCCAATCTGCCGAGGCAGATTGGAGGCAAACAAAAACGAGGGGCGCACCCCTCGTTGATGTTCTCGCAGCTGCGAAACTTTACGCGATAGGGTAGCCGCCCAGTTCTAGCAGCGTGCGGATTTCTTCCACCTGCTCATCATTGAGGGCGAGCGTCTGCCCGTCCTTGTCCTCTGCGGTCAATACGCAGTTGCCATAGATGCCGTCAAAGTTCCCGCCGAGAATCTCATTTCGCAGCGATGTTGCCGCCTGATTGCGAACGACTGGCTCATTGAAAAGCCCCTCCTCATCGCACCAGAGCACCACACTCGTCGCGCCGTACTTGCCAGAAACCGCGACCTCGGTGATGTCAAACTCGCCCACGCGGTAAATCTCTTTGAGCGTGCTGCCGTCATCGTTGAAGTCCACCACCTCAACCCAGTTGAAGAGTGCGCCGTTTGGCGTTGCGTCCTCAAACTTGCCGACTCCGAATTTGATTGCCTTACCCATTTTCTAGCCTCCTCTTTCTTCATCGGGAAGCCCCGACCTCTGAATACTAAGGGATAAACTGCCAGCCTGTCAAGCGCGTTCTATCCCTAATGGCCGGAGCCATTAGGGGCTGAACTAATTTATCGCGGGTTTAGGCGAAGACGCTCACAATGTCTTGCATCTCGCGCTGCGCGGCTTCAGTTGAATCAAAGACAACGAAGTCAATGAATCCATCATTGCGCCAGTGAACGATCGCGTACTGGAACCTGTCGTAAGTTCCATCAAGTTCGGTTTCGTGCGACTCGTCTGGGATCGCAACGCCGTCCATCGTATCTCCATAGATGAGTTCAATCTTGATGGCGTGCGGCTCAACGCGGCTCCGAACTTCTGGTCGGAGATACCAGACTGGGCACTTGCTGCACACTTCGCCCTGCGAGCAGTAGAACTGGTAGAAGTCGCTGTTCGTGAGTGAGATTGCAAATGCTCTGAACATTCTAGCCTCCTGTCTTCTCAACCCAACTGGGCTACGCCCATTGTAATGTGAACTTTCCCAGCCTGTCAAGCGGGTTCTAGCCCAAGTAGCCGCTGCTACTTGGGGCATAACAAAAAGCGGGCTAGTTGGCTGCGATCAACTAGCCCGCTTGGGGAAGAGGTGGTGGAGGCTGCCGCCACCTCGTAGACATTAGTCCGCTATGCGAACTCAAACTGGCGACAATCTGCGCCGAATAAACAACTGGCTGGCTCGTGCGCCTCTGGCTCTACTGCCCAGTTGAGGCAGGTGCCGCAAGTGTCGCCGCAGAGATTCACCTCGTCCCACTCAAAGACAGGACCGAGGGTGTTGCCCTCGCGGTCAGTTGTCTGCCCATCGTCAAGTGCGTCGCCGAATCGCGCCGTGGCGCACGCTACGCAATGGAACGACCCCTCGTAAGTCCACGCCCGAATCTTGCTGTCCATAAGTCCTCCTACTCGCAACTATCGGGAGTTCCCGACTACACGATTATACGCGATAAGTTCTGCGCCTGTCAAGTTCCACCGCAAGGAGCCTCGGCTCCTTGCGCCGCCACAATAACGACTACTTGCTTACGAGCGCGAGTCCGTACAGCGTTAGCAGCAGGAGCAGCCCGTAGAATATGGCGTACTCAACAATCATACGACCACGCTTTGGAGCGCGTCGTAGCAATCATCGCATAGCGATTGCTTATGCTCGTAGGCGTTCTCGTAGCCGTTCCAGCCGTAAGCGAACGAGCGCGTCTTGCCCTCAAACGGACAACGCTTGTCCAGACCGAGAGCCTCCTCGCCCTCGCACTCCTGAACCATTTCGTGGTCGTGAATCTCGCACTCGCATTGGTCGTAGTAGCAGTCGCCGTTGCCGCACATCGTCATTGACCCTTGTAGGTATCCCATCGTTTGCCTCCTTCACTAGCCACCCCAATCGGGGTAGCACCATTGTACGCACAAACATCATCAGCCGTCAAGCGGGTTCTACTCATCTTTGCCGGAGCAAAGATGAGCCGAACAAATAGAAAGACCCCCCAGAGCCGTCGCCCTGAGAGGTCTTTCCTCGGATTCGTTGTCTGGGGCTAATCACTTCCCCAGACTCCTTTTCCTTCCGCTCCGCCGATACATTGGCTCCTAGCGGTCATCGTCCTTTGCGTCTCTATCCCCGCATTTCTTGGCTGCGGCATCTGCTCGCTCGTCCAGAGTCTCACCCAGTCGGTTGCTTATCCTAGGATCGCTTCCGACATAGGGAGTATCTCACCTCGTCTGGGGTCTTGTCAAGCACTTTCCCAAAGATTCTTTATGAATCTTTTTTATCCACCAGCCGCCCCCTTGACAGTTCTATCCCGAAGTGCAGCTGCACTTCGGGCTGCCACAATAATAAACTCAAAGAACAAGGAGCCAAATAACTAACTCTCTTGCGGGTGCTCGCAGTTCTGAAACTGCTCAAACTCGTAGCAGCCGTTCTCCCTGTCGTCGTTCACAACACACTCGCAGACAACCTCATTGCGCTCGCAGTCGTCGCACCAAACCATCGTACTCATTAGTAGACCCCCGTTCCGCCGCAGCCGCAGATGCCGTCTTCGCAGGTCGCGCCTTCGGCAATAAGCATCGCGCAGCCCCACCTCTCGGAGCGAATCTCCTCGCAGTTCTCGCAGTACCACCGCGCAAACTTGTCGGCGTTATTGTCCGCCCACCAAACGCCCTCTCCGTTCTCGCAGACTTGGCAGAGGTAAACCTTATTCTCGTCCATTAGACTGCCACCTCAAATCCGTCAGCCTGAATCCCATCTAGAATCTGCTGAACATACTGACGCTCAATCGCAAGACCGCGACCGAGATACATCGCGTCCTCGCCGATGTTCTCGTCAAGCCAGCCGCGTGCCTCGCGTGTCGTTGGCGTGAGTAGGCAGACCGAGCCGCCGTCCGTGAGCGTAAAGTCCGCGCTGTGCTTCTTTGCCATCGTGTCCTCCTTCGTAGCCTCGCCCAAGTTGGCGTGGAGCAAGTCTAAATGATGATTGACCAGCCGTCAAGTTCTAACTCAAACAGCCGCGGCTGTTTGAGCGGAAACAATAAAGGGGAGCCGTGCCAGACACCACATCTGGCACGACTCCCCGCGTATCGCCGCTATGACGCTTATCCCCTTGCGGAGGCAACCTTCGGCTCTCGCCTAGTTGCTGCTGACTCTACCCTCTCTGGTTAGGAGCCCAAGAGCCAGACCTTATCGTCGCGGGCAGTTCGTCAATCTGCCAACTAGCCGTCCTCTACACGGCGCGGATTTATTTACGCCTTCACCTCGTACTGCTCGCCGCCGATGCGAAGCGCGGTGATTGCGTCAAGGGCGATGGAGCGATAGCCCTCGGCGGTAATGTCGTAGACGAAGATAAGGTCTTTCGCCGCCGCGTCATAGGCAGCAACGCCGCCTTTGAGGTGCTTCTTCACGCCGATACGCGCCGTCATCTTGCGAAGTTCTCCTGTGGTTCGCTTGATGAAGTCCACGCCGAAGATTGCGCCATTGCTCTGGCGAATCATCTCTGCTGCCTCTGCGCGCTTGATGCTCTTTGCCATTTCGTCCTCCTTGTTCACAGCACCCCAAGTGGGGCAAGCCCATTATAGAGTCATCTCTGCCCAGCCGTCAAGTGGGTTCTAGCCCAAGTGGCCGCGGCCACTTGGGGCTGAACCATAACGACTTACTTCCAGTCGTCTGGCACTAACTTCCAATCTTCTTCGCAATCACTTGAATAGAGGTCGCAATGACGACACCACACGACGAAGCAGCCTTCATCGTGCCCTTCCTTCTCGCAATCAGACCAGAGCCAATGCGCCTCGCGCAGATTGTCTGGGCAGTCGCACTTGCGGACTAACTGCGAATCTCCAATCGGAATCTCAAAGTATTCGCTCATAGGACTTCGCACCCTTTCAGGGTTCGGCAAAGACCTAGAAACTCTCGCCACTCCTCAACAATCGCAACCCAAGCCGTAGCCTCCTCATCTGGGTCAGCCTTCGTCTTATCGTCCGTGTAAGGGCTGGCAAGAAGAATACCAGTAATAATCTCCTTGATTTTTTCTTCACTCAACTCGGAGATGGCATTGTGTAGTTCTTCGCACTCATAGTCCTTGATGATGTTCCCGCTGTTATCGTACAGATTCTCATTGACCTCTGGGAATCCAATCTCCTCGTGGAAAGCGCGCAGGTAGCCCATACCCCAAATGTTCAGTCGGAAATAGACCGCGCTGGGTGCTTTCTCCGCGTAAGAGCCGTCTGCCTCAATCCACATTGAGCGGTGCTTCTTCGCGTGCGCCGCCGCCAGTTCACGATTCTCTCGCAATGAGTAAATGTCGTAGCCCATTTCGTCCTCCTTATTCCACACCCCAATCAGGGTAAGGTCATTGTAAGGTACTGCTCGCCGCCCGTCAATAGGTTCTAGCCAAGATAGCCGGAGCTATCTTGGGTACAACAAAAAACCGCCCGAAGGCGGTTAGTTGTTTAGATAACCCAATGACTACACGATAACTTCGCTTTGCTCCAAGTCAATCGCCCAGATGTTTGGAACATTAGAGCGGATACTGGTGTATCCCTCCGATGAAATAACAAGATGATCCAAGAACTCAATGTCCAAGAGTCGCGCTCCGCGAATCAAGTCCTCAGTCAGTTTCTTATCCTCGTCAGATGGGGCGTGATCGCCGCTTGGGTGATTGTGAACAACCACGATGCCCTGACCGCCAGTCAGGATACAAGAGCGGAACACCTCATTGACCCGAACGCTTGTGCCTGTCGCCGTACCGACATAGACCTGCTCAATCCCAATGAGGTTATTTCTTCCCCCAAGCACCATCACAAACAGCGACTCCTGATTGGAGTCCTTTGCGAAATCTCTGAACATCTTCGCTGCCACGGCTGGCTGCTCAACCCTCTCATCGGACTGATCAGCAACCTTCTTTCGCTTGACGACTAGTTCGTATGCTTTCCAGTTCTTCACGCTACCACCACCTTTGCTGCTTCTTCTTTGGTTGTCTTGCCGCTGCGAATCTCATCTCGCAACTCGTTGCCTTCCTTCATCCAGATTGCGTCAAGTTCGGCGTTGCGCTTCTCAGCGTGCTTTGCCTCGCGCAAACCTTCCTCAGTCATACGCTCAACAACGCGCTTGCGCCAAGCCGTCGGCGACTCGTAAGAGGCGTTTGTTGAGAGTCCGATGTGCCGAACGATGTCGGCACGCGTCAGGGGGCGAGCCTCAAAGCAATCTGCGTTCTTATCGCCATCTGGCTCGTTGCCGTTCCATACGGTCATCTTTGAGAGCCAACCGATTTCGTATGCGAGCGCGAGTCGCTGCTCCCACTCATCCACATTGGCTTCGGTGATTTCGTTTAGTCCAATCGTCATCGTTGCCCAGATGAAGGAGTTCGTGATTGGGCTGAGGTACTCCTCGCCGCGCACGCGTCCATCCATCACGCTGCTCTTTGTTGCGGTGAGCCAACAGACATCATCCGCGTCCTTGATGTTTCCCACGAACCAACTTAGTGGCATACAGCCTCCTTATGTCCTCTTATCGGGAAGCCCCGACCTGCTTATTGTAAGACCACGCTTGGCAATCCGTCAAGCGGGTTCTAGTCCAATGAGCCGGAGCTCATTGGAGGCGAACTAATAAATGCGCCTAGTAAATCTGGTTTGTTGTATAACCACACGCCATACAGACAGGAGCAGAGCAGCCTTCTGGGTTGTCGCCCGTGTCCACGCCCTCGTCTGGGTCGCATAACCCGCACGGCGCATAATCAACATCTCGGCACAGACATTCACTCGCGGACTCACGCGGAATGTCGTTGTAGTGGCGATGCCAGTTAGCGTCGCCATCGCGATTGAGAGCAAACTCACAATCAGCGCGGAAGCACCAACCATCGGCTACGGCTTCCTTGTCCGACATAAACGGCGGGTGAAACTCACACTCGCAAGGAGCGCAGTCCAAGCAGTAAACCAGATAGCCGTCTGGCACGCCCCCATCATACTGCTCAAAGTCGAGCGTATCGAATCGCGTGTACGGCATACCATTCCAAGTGCCGATGACCTTCTCGTCGGCGTAGAAGACCATCGTGGAGCAGCGAACGCATTTGTCCATTTGCCCGCTCATACCAACTCCTCCGTACTCCATACGATTGTTTCTGGGGTCGTATCCCACGGAGCGGGTTCCTCGGAAGCAGCCCACGCCTTCTTCTCTGCCTCCTCTTTGCTATCGGCTTCTACCTCAAACTCCCGATAGCCTGTGTTCTGTAATACGACAATCCACTTACTCATTCTGCCTCCCACTCCGCGCCCTGCTCAATCAAGGAAACGAATCCTTCATTTGGGTCGTCGTTGTTTGTGTAAACCGCCTGAACAAATCGCAAGCCGCAAGAATCCTCATACCAATCCATAATGGTCGTGAGCATTTCATTTGCGGTGGAATCATCTGCGGAAATCAGCGGGTCGTAGCCGTATCCCTTCATCATTTCCATCTGCTCGTCGTCCATCAAGACATAGATCTTGTGGCAGGTATCAAACGCGATACCCTTCGCATTTTCTAGGTACTCCTCAACCTTGTCGAAACTCGCTGCCATTTCGTCCTCCTTTGTCCTCACGGCAACTGCCGTACTAGGATTGTAAGGCACAACCTAGCGCAAGTCAAATGTTCGATTCCAAGTAGCCGGAGCTACTTGGAGTAAAACAAAAACCCCGCCCCGAAGGGCGGGATTCTTGCTTTATCTTCTGGTGAAGATTACGCGAGGGCGAGAATCGCCTCGCGCTTTGTCTTCGCCGCGAAGCCCGTATCCAACATCACGCTTGACGCTCGCGCATCAAGAGCCGTTGAGCGAACGCCGCCACGATAGGAAACGCCGTGGTCGAGATACTCCGCGATGGCGTTGTAGACACCCCACTTCGTATCGCGAAGCCCGTCAAGATTCTGCGCGTTATTCAGAATCGCGAAGGTTGCCTTTGCGCGCTCCGACATTACTTCCTTGTCGCGCTTCTCCGACTCCGACAGCGGGAAGATCTTTGAGATGATGCGGAACGCTTCCGAACGCTCAATCTTCTGAACGACCATCTGCGAGCCGATGCGCGAGAACTCATCAACAGCGGCGGAAGCCAACCCGAGGGCGCGTTTCGCTTCTGCGACTTTCTCCTCAATCTTCGCCGTGTGGCGGAGAGTGAACGACATCTTGGTAGAGCCAAGAGCCGCGTTGAGCGTGTTCTGGCAGACCACGCGCACAGGCGTAATCATCGCTTTGAGCGGGAACAGCCCGTTGTGCCCGTTGGCAATCACAAGGTAAGTTGTGGTTTCGCCGTTGTCGCCCTTGATGGAAATCTTTTCAGGAATCTCCAACGCCGCGAAGATTACTTGCCCGCCTTTGAGCGAACCTGCGGTTTCGTAGCGTGCGCCCTCGTCGAGTAGCGCGTCAGCGAACGACATCATCTCATCGTTCTGGATTGGCGTGTAGCGGTCGCCGACAACGCCGAGAACCGCGCCGTCAGTCGAGCGCACATTTGCGCGCTTGCCCTCAATAGCGATTGTCTTCTCGCCAAGCGTGGTGAAGATTGGCTGCTGCTGTACGCGCCAGTCAAGACCAGCCGCAACAATCATTTCTGCGCTTGTGGTCAAGCCGCTCGTTGCTACGCCAAGTCCGTGCCACGGCATACCTCGCTCCTTGTTGTACGCCATCGTTTCTACTTCGTGTGCCATTGCGTCCTCCTTCTTTACATACGGCAACTGCCGTAAGAAGATTCTCCCACAAGCACAAGATCGCGTCAAGTTCTACCTCAAAGGGCCGGAGCCCTTTGAGTGGAACATAATAATAAACCCCCTGAGTAATCAGGGGGTTTATTACTTTATGGGGCGCAGGGAGGACTCCTTACGCCCCGAAGTCATTAGCCTCCGACAATACCGCCGAAGTGCTCGTCGCAGAAAGATTCCATTGCCGTCATTGGAACCTTCTCGTAGTCGCGCTCGTATCCGCGGCTGCCATCTTCCTCGGCAATCCACGCATCATCGGGAAGTTCTGTCGCGTTGTAATCATCGCGCAGCACCTCTTCGCCGTTGTTGTAGATTACCTGCCCCGCGAATCCCATACCGCCTTCACAATAGCGATGGACAATAGAGAGCGTTGGAAACTTTGCGGCAAGCGCAGCGACCACAGGCTCGGCTGGCGACCACGCCGTCTCAAAGTTGTATGAAGTCCTTCCATCAACCTTGTCGTCGTCAGCGCGGTCGTGCCACACTTCTCCGCAGTTCCACTTGGTTCCCCAGTTGGCAACATTCCAGTTGTACCACCAGTCTGGCTGCGATGAAATCCTCGGGAGGTCGTGCTTTGGGCAGACCTCTGACCCGCCAAACATCTGGGCAACGGAATCCTCAATCGTGCCGTTATCAAGATTTACTTTCCTGAGCGCAACGCCGTCCACAGCCCAGTAGCCTTCCTGCGGCTCAAAGCCGTGTTCCTTCTCGTACTCGTGTCCTTCCGCTCCCTTCACCATTTCTTTGGTGATGACGAACTCTGGCTTACAGCCGCAAAGGAAATCGTTCTGACCTTCGCTTACTGCGTAGTGTGGGCTGTCGGGAGTCGGCACGATGTTGGAGAAGTCAAAGGCATCTTCTTCGCCCTTGACGAACTCAATCAACTTTGCGACCTCTGCCTCGTCGCCGCCAATGTCCACTTGGTTCACGCACCAGTTTGGCATTATGTCCTCCTTGTGTCCTCGCGGGAAGCCCCGCACCATCAGATTGTAAGGCAGAACTTACCCGCCTGTCAAGTTCTACCTCAACAAGCCGGAGCTTGTTGAGGGCGAACTAATTATTTTTTTAGCGGTTGAAGGAGATTACAATAACTACATCTCCTCCTTATTACAAAGTTGGAACCATCTGAGCCGTGCCGCGATCAAAGATAAGGCGACCGCCGTCATTGCCCTCGTCATCAGACTGAATAATAACGCTGTACTTCTTGCCGTTCTGAATAACGAACAAGACTGGAACAAACGGCTCGTCATCGCCGTTTCCAATAACTACCCCGCCTGTGATGACCGCGCCGAGAAGCGGCTCAACCATCTCTGTTAGAAGGTAGTGCGCATCGCGGAGCCTAAGATTCAACTCCCTGCGCTCGTTGATTAACTTGCCTGACTTCTGTTCCGCAAATAACTGCTCAATCGTTTCGACAGCCATAACTTCCTCCTTACACCTATAGGCTAACTGCCTAACCGCATTATAAGTCAGCCAATAACCGTCTGTCAAATAATAGGGTTCGGCCCTCGCTTGCGAGCTCGGGACTGCCACAAATAATAAGTCTTGTCAAGCCACCCCACCCCCACCCCAAACTTGACTAACCGCTATCCCCTGCCTTACAATGCCCCCATAGGAAAGGAGCACTATGGAGATCGTTTGGGAAATCGCCCGACACGCGATCGGACTCACCATCAGCATCGCACTCTTGGGGATTGGTGCGCTGTGGCTGTGGATCAGCCTTGATGGATTCGGGAAACTACAAATGTCAGTAATCCCGCTCTTTGTGGCTGTTGGATTCGGTCAGGGTTTATTTGGAGTTGTTGGCGGCATCACGGCGACGATTGTGTTTACGCCGATAACGCTATGGCTGATTAGGAGGATTGTTGTATGAAGCGGTTCAGAGTGTACATTCAGAAGATCGATGACTTCTCAGTTGATCTCTCTTACGATGGAGAGGACTTGGCTGGCTTAGAGGGTGATCGGTTGCTTACCGCGGTTGCGGACGATGCAGCCGAGCAGGGGCTTGGCAACTGGGATTTCCTCGAAGGCAACACCATCGCGGTGTCGGTAGCCGAAATCAATGAGGACGGCACCGAGGGTGAGGCATGGGAAATCAATACGGAGGTATGAGTATGTGGCACATTCTTCACGACGAGAGCATCACGGCAAACGAAAACCTGTCGATCTGGACGAAGGACGGCAACGGCGAGCGGGAGATCCTCTTTGAGAGGAACAGCCAAGGTCTTGAGATTGCCTATTACCACACAGCATTCGACGGGATCTATGAGAAGTTCCCCGCGGCAGTCATCTGCTACGGCTGGGATGTGATCCAGATGGAAAAGGAGGAGAAGGACGCGTTCCTTGAGCGCGTTGTTGACAACCAAGACATCCATCAGGTACTCTCCTGTGAGCACGACTTCACCTGCGAGGAGATCTTCCATGCAGCGGCGGTCATGCTGAGCAATGAAGAGTGCGATGGTTGTGAGCCATGCGCCCGCTATGGGTACAAGAAGGAGGAGGAGTAATGTTAGTTCATAAGACGTGCCCCCTGTCCGATGCCCCAGAAGGGGAGAAGCGACGAGGGGTCTACTTCCTCGGCAGCGTGTCGATGTCTTTTGAGGTCACAGGCACACCAAGCGGGATGGGTGGCGTGCAGATCGGCATCGCCAATGATTACTCACTTGGGGATGGCGGTTCCTACGTCACCTCGATTGAGTGCTATGACTGCGGGAAGACCATCAACGAGTTTGTGGGTGATATTGAAACTTATAAGTTAGAGCGCGTGCTCGACATCGATGCTGAGCAGTATGACTTGGTGGAGGAATAATGGGATACGAAGGAAACGAGTTTGTGGTCTACCAGACGGTCATCATCCTTGCGGATGGGGATAACTTCTATCTCATGACCGACGACAAGGACGAGGCGACAGAGGCGGGTCGGGAGTGGCTCGCTGAGGAGTGTGGCGGTACGGAGGCGGACTACGAAGCGGTAGCCAAGTTGACCGCCGATGAGATTGCGGATAAGATCCTCGACTACGACCATGTGGCGTTCTGCGACGTGGCAAGCCGAGTCGTCCTGTTCAAGTAGGAGGGGCCCAATGGCAAGTGAACACAAGGGACACGAGATCGAGGTTGGGGTATACGGCCCCGACCTCGTCAAGAATGATCAGTTACTCTTTGACATCAGCGACATTCGCAACCTTGCGTTGGAGTGCCTTGACTGTTCTGAAGTGATTGTGGACTACGACATCGACGCAGAGATGACCGTGGCGAAAGCCCGACACCTGATCTCTGACGCAATTAAGGAGGTACTCAAGTGATTGAAACCATCCAGCTCCAATTGTTAATCGTTTTCTTCCTGATGGGCTTTGCCCTGATCGGTTCGAAGCGGTGATCGCAGAAGAGAAGACGGAGCGGTTCCTCTGCTACGACTGCGAGGACTACCATCACGGCAAGCCGTACTTCACCATCATCCCCGCAACGAAGCGCGAGCCGGGTGCCTTCTTGTGCGAGGAGTGTTTCGCAGGATTGGAGAAGCGAGGCTACGTTCCCGATTCTGAATAATAATAGCCCCGATTAGGGGGCTAGGAGCCCTGGAAACGACAAACCCCCTCCTGGGACACCAGGTTGGGGGTTTTCGTTGCTCAGCGTGGCGCAAATCTGGGTGTGCGGTTGTTCTAACTCAAGACCCCAGCCCTAGGTTCTATCCCGCCAGCCCGTGCAATAACTTCTGTTCGATCCCGCCAGCCCGGACAATAACCTAGCCCCGGCGGGCCCAGCCCTCTCCGCGGTATACAACCTGGATACTATTTATGCAGCGCACTAACTCACCCCCGCAGTCCTCATGGACTAACTCTGGTGGTTCGTCCGCCTTATGGAGGAGCTCAATAACTGCCTCGCATTTCTTGCACTGGTAGTCGTAGGTGGGCATATGGGCCTCCTGAATAACTGGTGGGGGTGCTTGGAATTGAACCAAGGGCCGGTGAGATATAAGCTCACTGCTCTAACCACTGAGCTACACCCCCTAGGTGTCGTACCGATCCCATTCCTTACGGGCGCGCAACCTTTTTAGTTTTTGATCAATCTCTAACCGCTTAATGACATCCGTGATGCAGCGCTTACAGATGAGAAAAATAACCCTGTTGTCATCTTCCTGCTCGTAGATAGGGCCTAGTTCCTGGCAGTAGTTGCACATCCCTATCTTTTGCTCTGATTTCGCCATCTTAGCTCCCGGAATACCTACGTGCTTCGAGCGAAAACCTAATGAGTGAGCCTGAACCTTTTCAGGAGGCTTTCGACCGGGGGGTGGCCCAGGTATTTCACCGCCACCCAACCTCACGCAATAGTATCACCTTTTTCACCATCCGCAACCCCATCACCACGATCCTCCGTGCTCAAACCACGGAACGACCCCAAGATCTCCTCGTTCGTTGGCATCCCGTATAAATCCCCCACACGTAGGGTATCGATGGTGCCTTTGAGCCCTTTGATCATTGCAACCCGAAGATCCATATGATCGCTGTTCATGCAGATCAATCCATCGCGATTGCCGCCGCACTCGCAATCGTTGTGCTTCGCGATAGAGATGACGGTGACATAGGAGAAGACCCCCTCGTTCCATAACTGCCATGCACGCTCAAGGGAGACGGTCTCGGCAAGATGGGCTTCCTGTGCGTTGTCAATCAATCCCTGCATCTCACTCACCAAGGAAATCGCGGATGAGCCACGCACGTGCTGGGTGCTTGAGTTTCTTGAGTGCTCGCTGTTCAATCTGCCGCACACGTTCACGGGAGATACGGAACTCTGCTGCGATCTCCTCTAGTGTCCATGGACGACCAGTGCCGATCAACTGCTTCCCTACTCGGTAGGTGCCTTGCTCGTCGTTTGAAACTGCTACTCGTTTGCGTCCCATGTGTTTCTCCTCTCCTTAGGTGCCCATGTGGGCGTGCCCCTCGCAGGCTCGGGTCGGGCTCTCGCCTCACGGTCAAGCCTTGCTGTCGCAAGTCTTGACCCTACGGGCTTCGATCCCTCACGTGTCTGCTGGGAAATATCCGCTATTCCAACCGAACTTTCTATTCTCAGGGATGATACCGTCGTGCACCATCTCCCGCACAGCGACCATCGCTTGTGGGTATGAGTTTGCCACAGTCCACACCTCGGTGTCAAATAAGTCTGGTGTGTATTGCTTTATGAGCGCAAAGAAGCCCATAGCCCAATCCTTTGAGTGTGCCTCTTGAAGCCACACATGGGATAACTCATGCAGCGCAACCAGGATGTCGGGTCGGCAGAGCTGGATCGATCGCTCGGAGAATGTCGTCTCCCCAATCGGGTGGTCTGCCTGCGGGTACCCGTCCCCATGGCAGTGCAGCACTAACTCTGCGAGCGGAATGTCATAGGCGGTACAGGCGCTGCTAAGAGTGGCGACAACCACATCCCAATCCTCAAGGCGTTCGTATTCGACACCGTCGCCAAAGGAGAGGAGGAACGGGAGGTCCGAGAACGACACGAGTTAACTCTTGGGGAACTGGGGAAGTGGTAGCAGTGGCGATACGATACGAGCCCAGTGGTCGGTGGAGCGCTCAGTAGCGTCAAGATAGTTTGGCTCGAAGGTAGCCCAGCCAATCTTCCCCAACGTCTCCTCCAGGTTCTCTACGACACGATCCGTTCCGGCGTTGACGATGTGTCCGAGTTCGTGGCAGAGTGTCACACGCTGCTTCTCTGGGTCATAAGAGAAGAAATCTTTTTGCAAGCGCATCTCGGCGTAGCTGCGCTGAGGTGATACTTCGATGTCAGCATCGGCATCTGGGTCAGCGAAGTCTTTAGAGATTGCGATCTCCCAGTGCGAGATACCGAAGACGATTGCAGCCGAAGCGACCCACTCTTCAACCGCCTTAAACTTATCAATCTTCATAGGACACGCTCCATACTACGCACCGACATGGGGTGGTGGCAGAGCATAGCAGTGGTGCATATTCCGCCGCAATCTGTCATAATGCTGCTCATAACCACTGTAGACAGGAGCCCCCCATGATTACCAACCTTGAGTCAACGACCCTCCAAGAAGCCGTTGGGACCAGTAGTGCCATTGTAGACTTTTGGGCGCCTTGGTGCAACCCGTGCAAGGCAATTAACGCCGAGCTTGAAAAGGTCAATCAGAAACGACCAGACATCAAGATCATTAAGATCAATGTGGACAACCATCCTAATCTTGTACAAGAATATCACATCAAGTCGGTCCCGACGCTGCTGTTTATCCACAATGGCGGGTCACCCACGTCTGCTACTGGCCTCGTGCGAGCAGACGATATGATCAAGAAGGTCGATCGTTGAAGATCGTTGCGACGATTACCATGCTCCGGGGAAACGTTGACTCGTGGAGGGTCGACGCCGACGGTCAGATTCATTTGGCACTTACCCCAGAGGAAGCTCTTGACGCGGTGCTCTCGATTGCTACGGGTCGGTCAGTGAGCGTGAACTGGATTGGCGTCCCTCAGGACTTTGACCCGCCAGGATGGGAAGGTCGCCTGGACCGCCTGCCGCCAGAGGCGATAGCGTAAAACCTGTGCCCGCACATTGGGCACTCGGTCTTCTTCTCATCTAGGTCCATTGGCGCTGGCTCCATCGCCTGCCGCACTAACCGATCCATATCCTCTAGGTCGTAGCCTGTTGAGTCAAGAAGCCCGTCAACCGCAGACTCATACACGACTCGCGCAAGGATTTCGTCGTCGTACCCGCCAAGGTCAGAGGCGCGGTTATCCGCAAGAAGGATGGCTCGTGCGCGCTGATCGTCAACGTCAGCCCACTGCACCGGAATCTCTTTGAGGTCAAGAATCAACGCAGCCCTAACGCGATGGTTTCCTACCAGGATTCTTCGAGTGGACTTTTGGCAGACCACCACGCCGTGCCAGCCGTTTTTCTTAATCGAATCGACTATTGCCCCAACGTCCCCAGAGCGAGGATTGTCTGGGTGAGGCTTTAGGGTTGAGGGTCGCTCTTGTGTGATTTCCAAGCCCCACCTCCATCGATTGGGAAGCCCTTGTTACCCCTTGCCTCAAACACCATTCGGTCATACGTGTACATCCACTCCTGCTCATTTCTCTCCAGGAGTGGGTCCCGAAACTCGTTTGTCCCAATCCATTCGTGCTTGACGATATCGTCTGCGATGTAGGTTAACCTTCCAAGACCCTTTCCAACTGCGGTGTATTCGTTGTCCGCATACAGAGACTTGTAGCCTGGGTAATAGATGTAATTAAAGCGCTCATAGTATTTTCTACCAGCGGCAACGATTGTGCAGTTATTCAATCCGCCCATAGCGTGATCATCAAGCCAGAGCGCGCCGTCGGTGTCCGGGTAGTGCTCTACAAGTCGAGAAAGCATCATGTCGTCGTATCCAAACGAGAGCGGGATCATATCGTCCTGCCCGTTGAAGACCATGTCCCAGTCGCTGCTTGCCTTATCCATGTCCGCGTTGATCGCCTCAATCTTGGTAGAAGAGGTTCCATAAAAATACTTAAGGTCATTGCCATTGGCCTTAATTCGCTCAAGCTTCTCCCTGACCACCTCGTTATTCATGAGTTTATCGTCGGTGTCCATGGAGACAATAATCTCAATCTCATGCCTGCCGGAGGCCATAGCAATGTACTTCTCCAGCGTCTTGAAGAAGAGCTCAGGGCGCTGCCTTGTTGGGAACTTAATCAGAAGTTTCATTTAATGTTCTTTAGCAGTTCTGATCGGAGCGCTTTTGGGAACTCGGTAGATTGATAGTAGTGGTAAATCACACCCTCAATCTTTCCTTCTGTCTTTAAGTATTGCTGGAGGTCTTTTGAGTATTGGTGATCTTCTGCGTGATTAATTTCAGGAAATCGCACCCGCAAGGCGTATTCCCGCCTAACGGCATTGACGTGGTTAGGCATTCGATAGTCAACACCCTCGCTGGTGTACCAACTTGTGTATTCAATAGAGTGCCTAAAGAGGCGTTTGCTTCCGTCTCGCCAATACGCATACCCATCAAGCGAGGCGCAGTCCGGATTACCCTCAAGGGCAGCAAGAACCTTTTCAATGTAATCCTTGCTAATCATGTCGTCGTCGTCAATGAATGCAACGTAATCTCCCGTTGCGCCCTCAAGCAAAATGTTCCTCTTTGCGCCAATGCTACTTTCTCCGTCGTCGGGAAGAACCAACATTTCAACCTCGGTAGTTAATTGATTAACAATTTCCGAAGTAACCTGCTCGCAAATAGCGGAGCGATCATTCAGGGTCGGGATTAGCAGGGATAGGCGCTTCTTTACCATTGCGAGCCCTCTTGCTTCTTTTTTTCTACTTGCTTAAAAACCCACTCATAAGTTTTCTCAAGACCACTGCGCAGGGAGATTGACGGCTGCCAACCAAGTCGATCTTGAATCATAGTGTTGTCGCTGTTTCTCCCTCGCACTCCCTTTGGGGCATCAAGGTTGTATCGGCGATCCAGGCTGACACCAGCGATGTCCTCAACAATAGAAACCAGCTGGTTGATTGAGACAAGCTCAGACGACCCAAGGTTGAGGGGTTCATGGACATCGGACTGCATAATTTTAATTGTCCCCTGAACACAATCGTCAATGTACATGAACGACCGGGTTTGTTCTCCGTCGCCCCAAATCTCAATCTCATGCTTTCTTCCAATAACTGCTTCGGCAACTTTTCTGCAAATAGCGGCGGGGGCTTTTTCTCGACCGCCAGTCCACGTGCCACTTGGTCCATACACATTGTGATATCGCGCGACACGGGTCTCAAGCCCAAAGTCCTCGCGGAAGTGTCGTGCCATACGCTCAGAAAAAAGCTTCTCCCAGCCGTAGCCATCTTCTGCCATTGCTGGATATGCGTCAGCCTCTTTCAGCGCAGTGACGTCTGCGTCCATTTGCTTGTCTGCTGCATAGACGCAAGCGCTAGAGGAATAAAAGAATCTCTTGACGTTTGATTTTCGCGCAGCAACCAACATATTGGTACTGGTAAGAACAGAGAGCATGCACGCGGCCTTGTTGTGCTCAATGAAGCCCATGCCGCCCATGTCCGCCGCAAGGTTGTACACCTCATCCATGCCAAGTGCCGACATGTTGGCGTACTCAGCGATGGCAAGATTTGTCTCGCCATACGACTTTGCTATCGGGGAAATTTGCTCCCACTCCGAAAGGGGCTTCTTGTCCACAGCAAAAACTTGGCCCTCATCGCGTCGGACAAGCTCACGAACAAGCCAGCCGCCAATGAATCCACCCGCGCCAGTAACCAGAATGCTCTTCATGGGGGGAGTATACACAAACTTCTTATATTGCCAGGGTTCTTTGTATTTTAGCTTGTGCCAAGCGTACTTTGAACCTTTTTTTGATAGCGCTTTCTTCTTTGGCGCTCTGCCATTTTTGCCTTCCACGCCGGGTCTCCCTTTAGGCGCTTCCAGCGGCGGCGCTGCTTTTCCGCCGCCTTTGCCCGTTGCTCTGGGCTCTTTGCCCTGCTTGGGTCACGATCGTGCTGTGCTTTTTTGACCTCGTACTTGCAAGCCCTGCAATTTTTGTCGTTAGGGTTTTGATAAAAGTCAACGGAGTTTGGCCACGCCTCACCACACCGACCGCACGACTTTACTTCAACCCAAGCCACTTCCCGAACCCCACCTATGGAAGATATTCTACCGTAATCCAGTTGCTGCTCCACTTACCGCCCGTGGCAGCGTTTCGGTAGTATCTCTTGCCGTTTACGTAATATTCCTCTCGCCCCATCTCGGCCCACGCCTGAGGGCTCAAGTCTACCAGAGGATTAATCTTTTTGCCACCAGACACCACATAGCCGTTGCACTGGCAGTAGTCGGTAATCCAGACCTCAACGGAAATGTTTGTTTGAAGCGATGTAACCCTAAGCTTGTGGATTGGAATGCTGTGGTATCGGGGCATCTGCTTTCCAATAATTCCTCTGAGATAAGGGCCAAGCGCTGCGTACAAGTTTTCAGTTGTTGCAGTCCACTTTCTTCGATACTGAACCCACGTGCCCATATCTACAGCAAAACATTTCCAACCAGGGTTTCTCTTGCATGTCTCTTTGTTTTCAACAAGGTATCCGTTCTTTCCTGGCTTACCAGACTTGCCCAACGAGTACCACGACTGCCTGTTGTTTGTATAAAAAGCATCGTAGGTTGTGGCATATCCGGTGACCAAAATTGCCGTTGACCACTTATCAAAAACTTCAGGGGAATACTGGGACCAGCACGGTTGCCCTATTTCTTCCGAGCAAGGAAGAGGGGCAGTAATCCACTCGAATTGCTTCTTAGGCTCCGTCAACAAAGTTGTCGGAAGGGCCAGTGAAGCAATTACAATTGCGGAAACTAAGAGGCGAAAAAGCCTTAGCTGCAAGTTCCAATACCACGACGAGACATCTCCTCGTCTACGAGTGCAATGCTTTTCATTGCGCTGGTGATAAACCTAAGCCGATCTTCATCGCTCTTGTCATCAAGATACGCCACCCAGCTAAACATCAACGACCTTCTTTCCGATACCGCAAGAAGATCTAGGTTGCTCATCTTAGAAAAATCTTTTCGGGGCTTATGCCTGTGCTTTGCCACGCTTTTCCTCCTCTTCGTAAAAAGCAAGCCACACGCAAATCGCCATGCCCTTGCACTGCGCTGCGATTCCCTGCTTTTGATTGTATTCCTCTGGGGCAACTTCTAAAACATCACAAAGCGCCTGAAGAAATTCCTTGTGCCATACGCCGTATGAGACGACGGGCTCTGATGTGTGCTCGCGAACAAGCGCGTCAACAAATTCTTTTGGCCATCCGCCCTTGATGTAAAAAGACGGGTCAACAACCTCTCGCCAGTTATCGCCGACAGTTAGTTGCGCACTGGTCTCTCTCATGATTTGCAACGCTTCCGACCTGGTCATGTGTGCAGTATAGCAGAAATCATGGCGCCGCCGACAGGAATCGAACCTGCGGCCAACTGCTTAGAAGGCAGTCGCTCTATCCACTGAGCTACGGCGGCAAAGATTATCGCTTGCCCTTGCTAACCAATTCGTATGCGGCGCTTCCAATCAGGAAGTGACTTACGCCCAACTCTTTTGCAATACGACCGATAGGCTTTTTATTCCTTGCCGCTTTTTCTACTTCTCGCAAAAGATTTTCATCAACCTTTTTGGACTTAAAGGTTTGTCGGTTGCGATTACTTCCGTATGCCTCCACTTCTGGGCGGAGATACATAATTCGCGGACGACCGCCGTTCGGCCCCTGACCCGCGCTAATTTTCTTCCAGCCATATCGTCGCGCAGCCTGCACTGCCGCCGAGTAGGAAACTCCAAGGATCTGCGCTGCCTCAAGAATTGAGACCTGCTCTGTTTTCATTTTCTCCTTCTTTCCCCAAGACATCTTTGCTTGGACAATCACTATAGGCGACCCACAATGAGGTTGTCAAGCGGGCTATCAAAGTAAGTCCTTACTCAAAATGCGTCAACGGGGGAAAAAGGGTAGGGATAAAGGGGGAAATAGGATTACGAAGGTATCTTGAGAACATGAGGTATGAAATACCGAATGTTCTTGAGATACCGTAGTAATCGGGTACAGTATCCCGAGAGTTCCTGAGGTACGTAGTACCGAAGGAACTAGAGGGATAGCTGTACCCGGAAGATAAAGGTATTTCTAAGAGTACCTAATACCTGAGTACCGTTATACCTAAGAACCATATGGTTCTGTTCCCTGAGAACAATAGAGAGGATTGTACCCTTGGAAATTGACTTGTCAAGCCCGGAAACACAGAATACAGAACCGTCGGCTGAAGATATTGTATTAACTTGTGCAAATTGCGGCAAAAAGATGGAAGAAAGAAAATGTAAACTTATCTGCGAGTGTGGCTACTACGCGTCGTGCTCGGATTATTATTGAGTTTGCACGACGGGCGCCAATGCTGTAGGCTATCCACAGGCAGGTGATTATTCCTGCAAAAAGTGGAGGAAGAATGAACTCAAAACAAGGAGTTGTTGACCAGATTATTGTTCAGCAAGTGTTAATGCATCGATCCCCAATCGGGGTGGCAAGCATTTCTGGTGCTTGCCGTGCGTTGGCCGCAGACTACGGCGTGACGCCAGAGACAATGAGAACATATGCTCACAAGGGCGTTCCTGGAAAGTCTAAAATTGCTAAGAGAATTTTGATGGAATTCTCTGAGGTCGAGGCAAGCCAGCAGTCAACCGTAGTCAAGGTTTCTGCCAGTAAGGAAAACCTTTTGAAGTCCATTGAAGAAATTACGAATGCGTTTGAATCTTCAGCAGAAACGCTTCGCGCATTAAGAAAAACTGTTGCAGAAGAGACTGGAGTTTCAAAGTGATTATTGATGACCTTATTCCACTTGCGACACCCATTGAGGGGCTAAAGCCGTGGGGGAAGAATCCGCGCCGAGGAAACGTTGAGGCAATTGCGCGCTCGCTTGCAAAGTTTGGTCAGCGACGACCAATTGTTGTGCGCAAAAGCACTAACGAGGTAATCGCCGGCAACCACACACTTCAGGCTGCCCAGCAACTTGGCTGGAAGCAGATTGCTGTTGTTTGGGTGCAGGATGACGACCAGACCGCGACCGCATTTGCCCTTGCTGACAATCGGACGCAGGACCTTGGGTTTTACGATGAGGACTTGCTCGAAGAGTTGATCAATAGCATCCAAGAGCAGGACCTGTTTCTGGCAACTGGCTACTCCGAAGACGAGCCAAATTTGGATTTTTCTGGTGATGCGCAAAACGGAAGCATCCCGCAAATCCCACAGATGTCAGACCCGAATGCAATGAGAACAGAATTTGTTGACGGGCTTGATGGCAGCATCGCCCAAAGAACCGCTCCGCCACTTGACCCAAACATGGCAATGATGGTGAAGATTGGCGGTATCGAGCTTCGCCTTGCAAGAGAGGAAGCCGAACCCTTGGTCATGGCGTATCGCAGATACGTTGAGAAGAAGGGTACCGCAACGGGGTTCTTCCTCTGGCTTGTTGAGGGGAAGGATATCCCCGCGTAAAGAAGTGGCCGCCAAGGGGAAAAGGAGGAAACCCCAAGGCGGCCAGGGCCAAAGACCCTACCGACATAAGCCGGTTTGGTAATAATGCCAGATTGTTTTCGTTTTTGCCATAAATTTACTTTTTCTGTGTTATGATTTTTTCATGGCAGCAAAGATAGCGGCAAAGAAGCAATCTGGACCACCCCCAAAGGTGGCCCTGTCCTCACGTGCCTGCATTGAGTGCTGTACGCAACTTAAGACCAACGGCATTTTTTGCTACAAAGAGATTGTCTTTACTGGGGCATCAGCATCCTCAAGGATGCGCTATACTTGCAAGGAACATGCAAAGAGAACAGAAGCAGGAAGAAAGTAACCCCAGGAACCCGCGATGCGGCGTTTGCCACATGCGCAAAAGTTCCTGTATTAATGTTGGCTACGACGATGGAAGCGGTTGGGGCAATCAACTTGTTTGCTCAGAGTGCTTTCCAATGATTTTCAAAAAGGGGAAGAAAGATGGATCAGGTACTACTCGGTAACATCATTGTGGGCTGGCTGTTTCTGCTGTCCATATTTCATTCGGTGATGTTTGTTCAGGTTTACAGGAGATCAAATGAACCCGGAGGTGGGCTTGCGCTCTTTGTTGCCGGGGCAGTTTTATTTGGCAATGTGCTCTCAATGCTTTGGATGGTGAGGAACAACGGATGACAAAAGCAGAGCCGACGTTCCAAGAGGCATTTCGAGAGATTTACGGGGAGGCGTTTTCCCTGCTTGTTGAAAGACAGGCAAAGTATGGCAACTTGAACATTGAGCAGTTAGGATTGTACGGGGTCCTTAGTAGGGTTGCCAACGACAAGATGTCTCGAGTCATGAAGAGTTTGAATGGCAAGATTGTCGATGGTAAAGTCTTACTTGACCCAATAAAAGAGGAGCACGTTGACGAGTTTCTTGAAGATGCCCTTCTTGATATCGCCAACTATGCCCTCATTGCCATTGCCCTAAAGCGTGGCGTCTGGGGTAAGAAATTTGACGCAAAAGACACAAAGCTGGTGAAGTCATGAGCAAGAAAGACCGCTACGAGGTTATTCACATTGGCCTACACGGCGCAGAGTGGATTGCCATTATTTGGGACCGCAGGGACAAGCGTGTGGTTGGCAGCGCCGTCAGCAAGAGTCTGGATGAGGTCGTTGCCGCCGCAGTTGACCTTATTGCCGCCCTTTAGGTGTATTCTCAAAATAACGAAGAAGAGATAATCCTTCAATTATTTGAGGGCACTGTCGGCTCGTTCCTTGACATTGGCGCATACGACGGGGTCAATATGAGCAACACGAGAAGGCTGGCGGAGCTCGGATGGTCGGGGGTTTTAGTCGACGGATCTTCTTTTTCGTTCCGAAGGCTTTTTGATCTTTATCGGGGCGACAAAAAAATGACCCTTATCAACGCAATGATCACAGGCGATCATCAGGCAAAAGAGAGAATTCGGCTCATGTGGGAGTCTCCAAATTCTGGCGTCTCAACCATGGAAGTGGAAAACTACGAAAAATGGAAAGATTATGTTAAAAACATCCCAATCCCAGGGACAGAATTTTCTGAGATTTATGTCCCCGTGGTTACGATGAAAGAAGTGCTTGATCTTTCATATTCAATCAACCCAGTCATAGACTTTGTATCAATTGATGTCGAGGGCACGTCTTCAGACCTTTCCCTGCAATTTGACCCAGATCGGTTCCGCACTAGTGTGATCTGCATTGAGCACGACGGGAGGGACAGGGAAATTACTGAGAGATATCTAGAGTTTGGCTTCCTGCCCGTGCTAAAAAACACTGAAAATATCATCCTCTCCCGGCGTCCGCAGCACGGTTGACCCTGGAAAAAACCAAGGCGCTTGCTACCATGTGGCAATGGACGATTTTGAAAGATACCTTGCCTGGTCAAAGCCAAGCCGAGATTCGGTAGGCGACCTCTACGCGTCCTCCCTTAAGGTCTTTGCAAAGAAGTTTTTTAGCGAGACGGAAGAGGAGCAGGCAAGTGAAATTGTTGCCCATATCTTCCGCGTCCTTAGCGGCATCATCTCGGTCTATGGGATAGACGGCGAGCAGGACAACATTGCCGTAAAGTGCCAGCCGCCAAGGGAGACAGGCGGAATTTGGACTTTTGATGTAAGGTTTTCTATCAACGGAAAAAGCTCGCAAGTTTTGGCTGCCGCAAGGGACATCAAGGAAATAGCCGAGAGCCTCAACAAGGAGATCAATGTCATCCTCAGATCAGACCCAGAAATTGGCCGCTAAGCGCATTGTCTCAAGGTTGTCCGGAGCCATATCCGCAGCGTTTAGCGAGCAGTCCAAGTCAAACCTCCCGGGAAAGGTTGACTCTGTTTCTAGGCTTTCCTACGTGCTTGGGTTACGCAGGGCGCTTGAGATCGTTATGGAAGAAATTAATACAAACGATTCCAAGCCAAAAAATCAAGATTAGCCCTGGTTTTCTTTGATATTCTTTGAATTCCAAGGTACGTTTTTAGGCATAAACTAGGCATTCCCCTAGCATTGACAAAACACTTGCGACAGATGTATCATCTTGGCAGGTAAACAAACATATCATCCTGAAAGGAGTTTGAGCGTGAATACCAGTAAGAAGACCAGGAAGCAACTAGTGCTCGAGGTCCTCCAAAGAAACCTCAATGTATGGATTGATGGGAGCGTGATCATGCAGCCGGATTGCGGTGGCGGTCGATTTGGCGCAAGAATTGAGGAGCTCAGGAAGGACGGGTACGAGATCGAGGCAAGGGCGCACCCAGACCCAAAGCGAGATATTTGGCAGTATCGAATCTGCGCTAAGGCTGCTCAGTCGGGGTTCTGGGAGTGCTCTGCGTGTGGGACTAGGTCTCAAGAAAAGCCAACCGAAGGCTTTAAGACGAGTATTGTGGAAACGATCATCACCGCCTCTTGCTGGAAGTGCAAGAAGCAATCAACAATTTGGCAGTTTAGGAAGTCCTAGCGCTTTGCGGCAGTAAAGTAGAATCCAATTGTCCCAACGTCTGCGGCATACACAAGGGCGTCAATAAGGTCGTCGTGTTCGCTGTTTGGGAAAGACATCATTTCAGACTCAAGCTGTCTAATCCCTGGTCCATTCTTTAGGTGAAACACCTTACCCGCTTCGTATCGTGCGGCAAGGGACCTGGACCTAAAGACTTTGTCTCTTTCCGGCCTTACGGCTCGGGCCGGAAGCCTAGTCTCGTTAACCAACTCGCGAACAAAGGTTGACTGGTACTGGACGGCCTCAATGTTAACCTCGGTGAACTTTCTTGGCTCGTCACCCCAGGTATCTCGTTGCCCGCGCAGGCCAACAAACTTTGCTGGCCAAAGAAGCTTTGGGCTAGACGAGTCATCAACGATTGACCCCTCTCGGTCAACTCCCGTTAGCCACTTTTGATGACCCTGCTGAATTCTTGTTCTGTACGCTCCAACGACGTAAAGATTATGGTCGTCATCCTCCACGACTTCGACCGCAGCGGTGTAGTCTGACCTCTCCCTTTCGGATGCGGCAAGGTCTACACCTACCCTCCTTGCCCCCGGTGGCACCTGATCAACATACTGAAAGAATTCATAGCGGAAGATGTTTCCGCCCATGGAGGTAACGTCGTTTTGGTATTGTAAGTTGAAGATTGGCGTGCCGAGTTCTTCGCGCTTAACCTCAAGATCGTTGGTGGTATACATTTCCGGCCAGAGCGGACCAGCGTCCTCAAGGGATTTTCTTAGATATGTTGGAATTCCCTTGCTGGTGAGCTCCGCATAGAAGTCGTCTTCGTGCCATCTTGTCCCGATGTACCACCTTGTGGCGCCAGGAACAAGCATCGGATCGATAACCTGCCAGTAGGTCTCGCTTGCCTTTTGTCGCTGGGTTGGGGTGGCGTTTTCCCTAAGTCCAACAATGTCGTCTGCAATTAGGAGGTCAAGGCGCGGACCAGGCTTAATCGAGGTCAATCCATCTGCAAAGCACGTTGCGTCCTTGCCAAGGTTAACGCCCTTAATGGTCCAGACTTCGTCGGTCCACTTCCCGCCCGCAACCCCGCCCCTTGCCCAGGGGAAGATTTCTGCAAAACTTGCAGACTCAACAATTGTCTTGATTGCCCTTGATCGCGCAAGCGCGTCAGAAAGAACCGATGTAACAATTCCGATTCGAATCTTCCCCTGGGTTACGCCAACTAATCTGGCCGCGCGATGGATTAACTGCGTGGTTTTTGCGTGACCTCTGGGCATTAGAACAAGCGCCCTTGGGTTTTCCGAGAGGAAGTGCTCCATCTCCCTAAGGTGCTTTGGGAAGACTAGGCCGCTTACATATTCCGCAAATGCGGCATCGTCTGAGGCAGCCCTATCCCGAAGCCATGAGCGGTACTGCTCGTTACTCGGCGGCGCTGGTATCTTTGATTTGCTTTGCTTCTGCTTCGTGTTCTGCAATCTTTGACGCCTCCTCTAACTGCCTTGCCCATATTGCAAGCCTGCCGGAAAGCTCCCCAGCGGTAAGCGTGTCAATCTCGTGGGGGGTTTTGGAAATCTCAATTGCCCCACCATCAACACCGCTAACCTCTTGGCGAACTGGCGCGTAGGCCCCAGTCAACTTTGCAACCTTATCTAATATTTCAATTTGAATCTTTAGGTACTGGATCTCCATTGCCGAGCCACGAGCCTTAGAGGCGCCAACCGCAGCTTGCTGGCCAATCATTCTGGCGCGCTGGACAAGTTCTGCCCTTGTAAGGATTTGGTCGGGTTGGTCCTCTGCCCACTTCTTTCTAATCGCCCGAATGTGCTCCCTAACAGTGTGGACAGAGAGGTCGGTAGCCTTGGAGATTTGTGCCGTAGGCACGCCGTTAAGGAGCAGTTGCGTAATCTGCTCCCGCAACGCGTCAATCTGTGCTTGTGGCTTTCGCCCCGGCTTACCCATACTTGTATATTACACTATACCCAACGTAAAACCACAAAGCATTGACTTTACTGAAAAACTAACAGAAAATGGCGGCATGCCTGCAAGTATTTATGACATCATCTGCGAACAGGGTGCAACGCTTGTCCGGGAGATTACGTACAAAGACTCAAGCGGCGTCGTGGTGAATCTTTCTACGTACACTGCCAGAATGAAGGTGCGCTCTTCTCGGGGCGCCCCGGGGGTTCAATTGACCCTTGCAACCAGCGGTGCTGGAATTACGCTCAATGCTTCTGGGGAAATAGAGATTACTGTGCCGGCCGCAACCACGGCAATTATCCCCGCGGGAAAGTATCGATACGACCTTGAGGTTGTTTCTTCGAGCGGCATTGTCAGCAGGGTTGTTGAAGGCGAGTTTCTTGTAAGCGGAGAAATTACCAGATGATTGACGACTTTAATGCAATTATCGCCGAGTCTAGCGGCTCAATTACAGTTACCGACACAAGCAACCTCATCACAACTACGTCCTCTGTCGCAATTATTGGTGGCGCAACATACACGCACAATCAGCTCTCCTCTTCGTCAACCTGGACTATTACCCACAACCTTGGAAGGTTCCCAAGTGTAACAATTGTTGACAGCGCCGGAGCTGTTCAGATTGGCGAAGTCTTCTATGCGTCGAGCAATCAAGTTATAGTGAGCTTCTCGAGTCCCTTTGGCGGCAAGGCATATCTAAATTAAGGATCAAAAATGAAATTCCTAACAGTTCTTGACCTCCAGAAAAATGAACTACAGAATGCTGTTATTCAAAACCTTCCCTCCGACCCAGCCTCTCCAGCTCAGGGGCAGGTTTACTACAACAGCAGCACTGATGTCCTTAAGGTTTATGACGGTTCCGCCTGGCAGGTAATCGGAACCGGAAGCGGAACCGTTACTGCCGTCACTGGCTCTGGCGCGATTTCTTCGTCCGGTGGTACCACGCCAAACATCACCATTGCCGCCGCCACAACGTCCGTTGTCGGTGCCGTTCAGCTCAGCGACTCCACCAGCACAACCAGCAGCATTCTTGCTGCCACGCCAACTGCGGTCAAGGCCGCTTACGACCTTGCTGCCAGCAAGGCAAGCACTGCCAACAAGCTGAGCGATTTTGCGGCAACGACCTCCCTTGAACTTAAGAACACCATCTCCGATGAGACCGGATCTGGAGCGCTGGTATTTGCCACCAGCCCAACGTTGGTTACGCCTGTTCTTGGCACGCCGTCAAGCGCAACGCTCACCAATGCAACTGGCTTGCCAATCAGCACGGGTGTTTCTGGCCTTGGAACTGGCGTTGCCACGTTCCTTGCCACGCCATCTTCGGCAAACCTTGCAAGCGCAGTCACTGGAGAAACCGGAACTGGGGCATTGGTATTTGGGACAAGCGCAACTCTTGACGGAGTAACGCTTACCGCTACTGCCAGCACGCCAGTTATTCACGGAATTCAGCTTCCTGCAACGCACGGGATTTCGTTTGAGGGCGCAACCGATGACGTCAACGAAACACGACTTGAAGCAACAGATCCAACAGCGGATCGCACCATTGCCCTACCTGATGCAAGCGGTACGATTGCGCTTACTAATAACAAGCTTAGCGCGTTTGCTGCAACATCGTCCAGCGAACTTGCTGGCGTAATCTCTGACGAGACGGGCACTGGTGCGCTGGTCTTTGCCAATACACCAACCCTGGTCACGCCAAACATTGGCGCAGCAACTGGTACAAGCCTTGTGCTTTCTGGCGACCTTACGGTCAACGGAACAACTACCACGCTTAACTCAACCACGCTAACCGTAGACGACAAGAACATTGAGCTTGGCTCGGTCGCCACGCCAAGCGATGCAACTGCTGACGGCGGCGGCATTACACTCAAGGGCGCTACGGACAAGACCATCAACTGGGTTGATGCAACTGACGCGTGGACTCTTTCTGAGCATGTCAATATTGCCAATGGCAAGGTATACAGAATTAATGGCACGGAAGTTCTTAGCGGGACAACCCTTGGAAGCGGAGTTACTGCTTCAAGCCTTACCTCGGTTGGAACAATCACTTCTGGCACTTGGAACGGCACCGCAATCGCCCTTGCAAACGGTGGTACTGGTGCTACGAGCGCATCTGGCGCTCGAGACGCGCTTGCCGAGTCCGGCTTTACCATCGCCCGCAAGAAGGCAGGAAGCGCCACCTGGACAGCCGGCGAGGCAAAGGCAATCACCCACAGCCTTGGCTCAAAGGACATTACAGTTGGAATCTATGACTCAGCCGACGAGCTCGTCTACGCAGAGGTTGTCGCCACAAGCACAACCGTTGCAACGATCACAATTAGCCTTGCCGGGACGTACCGCTACGCAATCGTAGGATAACTAGCGGCGCAGCCTAGGGGCTGTTAGAATAGGTCTATGAGTAAATTCATTGGTACCCGCCTTACCCTGCCAAATCTGGCTACAGCCCCGTCGTCGCCAGCGGCAGGGGACGCCTACTACGACACGGTTGCCAATACCGCTTATGTGTATAACGGCACGTCCTGGGTTGCCCTTGGGGCATCAGGGCACACGCACACATCGTTTGCAAATAACCTCCAAATCAATAAGGCAGATTCCAAAGTTCAGCTTCTGAACACC